GTTCTATTTAGATTTTGAACGAGCGTCAGAGTGTAGCAAGTTCCTATTGGAGTGGACATGAAGATAACCATGCAGGAGTTTGAGGCTTTTGAAAAGCAGTTTGTGTTTGATGTATTAGGCAATCCTGACTATCGTATAGGGCAGGCTTTTTATAATACGTTTCCAGAAATAGCAGTCAGTCTAGAACAGGATGGTGACTTAGGATTTGCGGCCGCTAGCCATTTATGGCATAGCAAAAATCGTGATGAAGTGTTAAAATTAATAGATTGGTATTTGATAAAATGAAGATAGCATTGGGTAGTGACCTACACTTAGAGTTTGGTGCACTAGAATTGCATAACACTGAGAATGCCGACGTATTGGTATTGAGTGGTGATATCTGTGTGGCTAAACATTTGAACGGTGTGCATCATCATGATAGTCGTTATAGGAAGTTTTTCAAGGAATGTTCAGAACGTTTTCCTAAGGTCATTTATGTTCTAGGTAATCACGAACACTATGCCTATGACATACAGCATACCACTGCGCATTTAAAGTGTGAATTGGCTTACGATAATCTACACATCTTAGATGATGAAACGGTGGACATTGGAGAGTATACTTTTATTGGTGTGACTTTATGGACCAACATGAATGAAGAAGATAGCCTGACCTTATATCATGTTGACTCGATGATGACTGACTATAGGACTATCCTTAACAGTGCTAGGACCTTAAATGAGTGGGGTAAGCCTGCACGACTAACACCAGAAGATACTGTTGTATTGCATAACAAGAGCATGGACTATGTCAATCACATTACCTACAATCGTCCTAACTATAAGTTCGTCGTAGTCGGACATCATTGCCCTAGTTTTAAAAGTGTGCATCCTAAGTATGCCCACGACAAGATCATGAATGGTGCCTTTGCTAGCAACCTAGATGATTTTATCGCATATCGCCCACAGATTCGTCTGTGGACGCATGGACATACACACGAGCCATTTGACTACACGATAGGTGAAACACGTGTGGTATGTAATCCACGCGGCTATCTTGGCCATGAGCATCGCGCTGATAATTTCCAACTACAGTATATTGACCTATGAGCTTATTAGACGGAGCCAACGGTCGTAGATTTATAGTGGTCTCACCAGAGGAAATAGGTTGGAATTATTATACTGTGGTCATAGCAGACTTCGCTTGGTGGATACAGAATGAAAAGGGTATATACAGTTGGATGGAGCAACACTTGCCTAAAGGGCGTATGCATCATGAGGGCATGGTTATCAGCATGCCAAACAGCGAAACAGTAACGGCATTTTTATTACAATGGGGATAAGATTACTTTTATTAAGTTGTTTGCTATTACCGGGTTGTGTGACCATGCTAGCAGGTAACATGGGTGCAGGTGCTACTGTGGTAGCCGCTGCTGAAACTGTGGATCAGGCCAAGACTGCGGCAGATGTGGTAGCATATGGCACCACAGGCAAGACTCTAACTGATCATGCCCTAGATTCTGTCACAGGTCGAGACTGTAATCTGATAAATGTTTTTAATAAATATCGTAAAGTATGTCGTGAACGCATGCCTGATCTCAGCACCAAGGAAAAGATCCGAACATTCCAACGATCAAAAGGTCTCGAACCTACAGGACGAATAGGACCTTTGACCCGCATCGCCATATGGCGTATCAAACATGAATTAGACTAAGAGGAAAACGATGGCAACAATATTTTTAGACATGGACGGCGTAGTAGCAGATTTCGATGGCTACGCAGAACCAATAGTAGGATTCCGAACGCCAGGTGGTGTCAGATATGATCAAGAAGGGTGGGCTAAGATTTCAGCTAATCCTAGACTGTATTCTGAACTAGGTGAAATGCCCGATGCCCATAGACTAGTAAAAGAAGTTCAACAGTTAGCAAAAGATAACCGCATGGATGTTAAGTTCTTAACAGCTATACCTAGACAGAATGATGTGCCCTGGGCTTTCTGGGATAAGATCAAATGGATTGAACAACGTTGGCCTAAGATACCTGTATGGTTTGGCCCACATAGTAATGAGAAATGTCAGCATTGTCGTCCGGGGGATATCTTGATCGATGATCGTCCTAGCAACATAGAAGAATGGCGTGCCGCAGGTGGCAAAGCTATATTGCACGAAGGTGATGTGATAGCTACCTTGTTTGACCTGCGTAGTCTAGTGAATAGTAGTGCTGGCTAGATAATTCTTTCCGCCAGCTTGGCTGATAAAGAAATTAAATATCTCTTCAACTTCGGGACTGGCTTCTGTGTCTACTTCAGGTAGGCTTATGCCTTTAAGGACACCATTAGGCTTGACAACAAAAACATAATCCTCAGGACTGATATCACCTAAGACATCTTCATCTGCGTTTAAATTGTGGTCGCTTAAATGCTCGTCTGTGATTTTTGCCATTGTCGTTCTCCTTAAAATATTTGATATTTGCCTTGACCTTTCTCAGTAATAGTTTAGTTACTTCATGATCCTTGCCAAACGCCTTGTAATATTGTTTTAAGTCTGGACTGTTAATTTTACTCGCACTAGTAATATTTAACTTATATTTCATTAAATAGTGTCTAGCCGCGATATTCTGTGCATAAGCATCTATCTCATCGGGATCGCCTAGATATTCTTGATCAGCTTTTTTAGTTGGATCTCTATGATCACTCTTATAAGTGTTCCTGTGATAGCGATATCTCCGACTACGGAATTGTCGCTGATGTTCATACTCATGTATCAGCGTTTCTAATAGATCCATAGCCAGTTGGTCAGCCATGTCGGCTGTGATCTCTATAGGAACAGTTTTAGGATGATTGAGTATAAAATCTATGATGAACTGTTTCTTGTGTGCTTCATCTAAGCCTGGATCATATTCTGCACCAATGGTAAATTCATTGGGGTCAAGCGCACCTTTAGCACCAGTATAGAGTTTAACACGAACAGGATGTTGATGTTTATTTAGATGTTTGCCTAAGACTTTTACTAGGCTCCGTGGAGTTATCTTACGGCCAATTAAACTGGCTGCCCACTTGCTAATATGATTGTATTCGACTGTGGGATTGAGATACATAATTCTATCCTTGGAAATTTAGTGGTTTAATCCCGTTGGCAGCCATAAGAGCTTTGTTTTTTCCTTCAGCTAGGCTGGCTTTGATGGAATCACCATAGGCATTACCACTCACAGCCATATTACTTAATAGACTAGATATTTCGCTGTCCGCACCAAATTTATGTAGATTAGTAGCAAATGTCATTGCTCCACTTAATTTGTTTGGGGACGGAGTCGTGAAATCTACACCTGCTTTGTCAAATAGTGTGCTGGCTTGATTGGGTATAGCACCTATAGTATTAATAGAACTTTCTGTTAATGTTCCACTGTTAAATGCTGTTATACCTGGACCACCTGCAACACTTTGTAGGAAATCTGTAGTGCTGGGCATACCTAACGCACCTGTGCCGGTTCCTGTTAGGTTGGTCAGTGTGCTAGATTCATCGCTGATTAATTTGTTAAGACTGGTAACACTAGAATCTAGTGTAGGTATACTTGGGATTTCAATACCGTTTAACATATCAGCGGCGGCTGTAGGTGACGGAAAACTAGCACCTAGATCTGAAAATTTAGTAGCCATACCAGTAAGCCCACCAGTTAGTCCACTCACAGTGGCTGGATTAGTTAATTTATTTAAATCAGTGAAATCATTGAGATTAGATATTTTTCCGTATGGGCTGATCCCAAATTGATCTGTTACTGTGGCTATCGTTGTTGGATCAGTGATACCTGACAAAGTATTAGTTATAGTATCTGCATATACAGGATTGTTAAGGTCGTCGAGATTAACTCCATTTTCTGTCAGAGCTGCATTTACTCCAGAAGCGTTAGCTAATTTTACGCTAGATAATTTTTCTACTAGTCCACTACCTTGGCCGAAATTACTCACATTCGTAAGATCAAAACAAGGACCTGACGCTGTAAGAGCGTTAGCTGCACTAGATAAGTCACCAAATGATGTGTTGAGTCCCTGCGTGGATAGAGAACTCATGTTAGTGATACCTGAACCAAGATCATTGAAGTCAATGTTGGAAATAAAGTTTGTTGCTTTTTTAAGCTCTATACTGTCATCTATGTGTCCTTTAGCTTGGTTAAGAAAGCTACCAAACGCGGCTTGATTAGGTGATCCAGATACTGAAATATTTCCTACCGTAGCTCCACCGAATCCTAAATTTGACTGCATGGTTGTGAGGTTAGCTAATGCTGCATTGGCGCTATTCCATAATGCTACATTTGAAATGTTTCTAAAGTCTAGCTTATTCATAGCTGTCTGCACATCGGGGGAGATCTGCAAGGCGGCATTTTGAGAGATACCGCTCATGGCTTTTATGGTACTTGGGGTGATACTACCTCCGCCGGCCGTGGATAGTGCGAGTTTTAAATTCTCTGCTACTACTGTTCCTGCTTTAGCTGTTACTATCTTATCAGCTGTGGTTTGGTCACCCATTGTTACTGCCCTATGTTATAATGCCGCCTGCTGTTACTGGTTCAATACCAGTAGTGGTTTTAATATAATGATTTTCTACGTCTTTTACTGTAGGACTATGCATCATCACGTGATTTTTACTCAAGCGTATATTCTTATTTAAGTCACTAGTGAACAAACTCTGCATCAATCCTAGGCCCTGTTGGCTAGGCATGACCGTAGTTGGTTTGCTGATGACAAAAGCATCATCTGTTTCCTCTACGATCTTGGCTACTAATTCATCACCGTTCATTATTTTAAAACTTACCACTTGATCTTTTTCGTATTTGCTAGTTACTAACACTTGATTCCCCTAGTTTATTGAATAATTCTTCATCTGTTAATTTCGCCAATCCTTGATACCCACCTTCTACAAATAGTTCATCACCCTTGTAGATCTGAGGTGCTGTGCGGTGTCCTTGGGCTACTAACCACTCGCGTGCATCAGGATCTTCATCAATTTTAATTTCTGTGTATGCGACGTTTTTTATTTTTAATAAATGCTTGGCCTTGTCGCAAAAAGGGCAATGATTTTTACTATATACTGTTAACATCTTATAACTCCGGTAGTTCATCGTAGTCAACGTTTTCGCCCATGACTCCGATCACATAGTTCGTTGATTCATTTTCTTGTAATGCTGTCTGTTTTTTACTTGTGTCACTGTGTTTGTTAAACCAAGGTATAGGTGTAGTCTTAGGTGCTGGCGATTGATATTTAATACCGATATCTTTTAGCGCACCAACTGCGGTGTAGTCTACGAATTCTTTTAAGATATTAGCATTAAGACCAATCACTGGTCCTTTTTGGAATAGATAGTCTGCCCAGGCTTTTTCTTCACGGATGACATCTTCATACATAGCATATACCTCATCAGCACATTCTTCCTTGACTTTGGCAAAGCGAGCATCTTCTTTTACCACTTGATTGATCAACCAGGCAGTCCACTCTTTATGTAGGACTTCGTCTTGTAAGATTAAACTGATAATATTGCCGTTGCCAATGAAGATCTTGTTCTCTACCATAGCTAGACTTGTAGCGAATGATACCATGAAACGGAATGCTTCTAAGCCATAACTTGCGTTCAATGCCAACCATATAGCTTTAATATGTTCTTGTTCATCTACTTTTTCGCCTAGCTCTACGCTACAGTTGATCTGATGTAGAGCATCGTAGTAGTTGCCAATAGTTGAGGCCATACTGATGATTTCATTAGTGTCGTGGATGGTGTTGAATACATCTTTAGGCACGTTATAGATATTACGTATGATATGGCTGTAGCTACGACTATGTATATTAGTTTCAAAGAAACTCCAATTATACATCAATGCTTCTAACTCTGGAATACTTACTACAGGTGTGAATACCTGTGCTGGTCCACGACCTTGTAGGCTGTCTAATGCTGTTTGACGTAGCAAGTTACTAGTAAAGATGTGCTTGACTGTATCACTGGCATCTTTGAAATCATTTGAATCTTTTGTTAAACTTACTTCTTCTGGGATCCAAAAGAATCCACGGGCAGTCTGTTCTAGTTTAACTAATTTATTATATTTGACTTCTTCAAATCGTTGGATAGTAACAGGACCGGCTGGATCCAGAAACATCTTACGACTGAGATAATCTGTTGAGTGTTTTAAATCGTATTGTGCTTTTGACATTTATAGTTTACAGCTTTCGCAGTCCTCTTCTATTATTTCTTCTACAATTACTTCTGATTTCACTTCATCTACGGCTTTACTACCAGCTTTGTTGATTAGGCTGTAATAGAATGTTTTAATACCCCAACTGTGTGCCTGCATCAGGTTCTTAGCAATCAATGTAGTTGGCACTTTACGATCTGGGAAGTGTGCTGGATTGTAGAATGTATTTGTTGAAATACTTTGATCAACATAGGCCGCTAGCACTGCCGCAGTTTTCAAGTAACCGTCACAGTCTCGTTGTTCCCACATCAATTGATATCGATTTTTCAACTTGTTATATTCTGGAACAACCTGTATGAATGATCCTGCTTTAGATTCCTTAACTGATATTAGACTCATTGGCATTTCAATACCGTTAGTTGATCCGATCACAACCGAACTTGACTCTACTGGAGCGATAGCCATCAATGTAGCATTACGCACACCATATGACCTCATGTCGCTACGTAGTTGTTCCCAATCTAGTTCACGTGTAGGTGTAAAGTCTGCTAGTTTGTTTACTGCCTTAGCACGGCGTTCCCAAGGAAAATGTCCTTGACCATAACGTGTATGTTCGCTGTGCAGACATGCTCCACGTTCTTTGGCCAATTCAACAGTTGCTTCTGTTAGATAGTAGGCCTGATGTTCCATCCATGTTTTAACTTCTTGTAAGGCTTCAGTTTCGCCATAGCGTAGATTTTTCTTAGCGTGCCAGTAAGCTAAGTTAGTAACACCAATACCCAATGGCTGTATCTCATCATTGCTTAGTTTGCTCTGTATGCTTAAGAAGTCTTGATAGTCCAAGATGTTACATAATGATCTTTGTAGGATACGGCAAGCACGGCGCATGTCTTCTGGGTTACGGAACGCACCCCAATTAATACTGCCAAGTGTGCAAAGAGCGATACGACCTTTATCATCATCTAAACGTTTAAATGGTTTAGTCGGCAATAAGATCTCACAGCACAAATTACTTTGATAGATCGTATGATACTCTGGATCAAATGGGCCTTGATCCATGACATTATCAATGAACACAAGATAGATACGACCAGTGTCTGTGCGTTCTTTCAATATACCTGATTTAAATACTTCTTCAGCTGACAGCACTTTCTTACGCAGACCTTTTTGCTTTTCATACTTAACATACAACTCTTCAAACTGTTTTGTATCTTTATAGAATGCTTCATACAAGTCAGGCACTTCATTAGGATCAAAGAATGTGATATTTTCTTTGTTCTTGAATCTGCGCCAGAACATAGCATTAAGCACAACACCATAGTCCATGTGACGCACACGTGTTTCTTCTGTGCCTTGATTGTTCTTTAATACGATCAAGTCATCAAACTGATGGTGCCATATGGGATAGAATACCGTAGCTGATGCGTTACGGATACCACCTTGGCTACATGAACGTAAATCGCCGAACCATTTCTTAAGGAAGGGGATCATGCCTGTGTGCATGATTTCCCCGCCTCGTATAGGACTCCCTAACGGGCGCAAACGACCTATCTCTAGACCGATACCAGCACGCTTACTAGCATACTTGGCCATCATCTCACCTGAAGCGAAAATGCTGTCTAGGTCATCGTCTGATTTGATCAAGACACATGAGCTAAATTGTTTTGTGGGGGTACCTAGGCCAGCGAGCACTGGAGTGGCGAGCGTGAACAATCCGTCACTGGCACAGGTATAGTAATCTCGAATATATTTTAAGCGTTGTGCAGGATTTTCCATATGGAACACAGTCGCGGCTGCAACCATATAGCGAACCTGTGGAGTTTCATATATCTGTTTTGTTGAACGATTCTTGACTAGATATTTTTCGATCAATTGTTCAACAGCGGCATAACTATATTCTTCGTCTTTGGAATGATCGATAATATCTTCCATACGATTCCATTCTTCTTCAGTATACCATTGCAGGAGTTCTTCGCTGTATAGTCCTGTGGTTACATTAGTTTTAACGATCTCGTATAGATGCGGAGGATTATAATCTCCGTATACATCTTTGCGTAACATACTAACACGTTGTTTGCCTGCTACGAATTGATAGTTAGTGTGTCCTACTTCGGGTTCGTGTTCTACGTCAATCAAATCAACTATAGCACGCAAGGTAATCTCGTCAATTTCACGTGTGCTGATGCCATCATAAAAATGTGGTTGTGCTTTGATTTCGATCATACTCTGGCTAACATCAGCTATGCCCTGACATACTTTGGCTACCTGTAGTTGCCATTTGGTTAGATCCAGTGGTACGATCTGGCCACTGCGTTTTTTGACTTGAATAGTGCTCAATTTGATACCTCTTTTAGTATTTCTCTAGTGCTAAATCTGTGTTTGAATATTGATACAGCAAATGTAACTGCTTTTCTTCTACTTGTTTTGTATTTACTATTTCATAGGGCCAGTAATTAAGAATATATTTTCCATCATCTAGCCAAGCTACTGTATAGCGTTGCTTATCTTTATAGTCATAATAGACTCTCAATTCCATCGAGGTATTTCTATGATGAGTAAAGTATATAGTATATATGATTCCTAGTGCTTTAGCAACGTCACACCAGTAGTTTTCGGCTAACAAAGTCCAGGGATCTGGCCAAGAATTTGGATCGCTAGGATCTAGATTATAGTTGACAAATGGAGCAGTGCTCCACATGTTGTTTAGTTCTACTACTGCTGATTCTAAGGGCAAACGATCTAATTCATGGCGGAAGTCTTTCCACTCTGCTAGCCTGTCATTGACACGCAGGTTCCAAAAATTCTGCCACATGGTTTATCCTAAATTTTGGAATACGTAACTTAAGGTAGCATTATCACCTGTGTTAGTAGTAGTATAGCCTAATACTGCTGCATTAGCATTACTACCAAAAGACAGTGTAACACCAGTAACAGCGGTCTCACTGTAGTCATCATCATAAACTACATTACCGGATAAATTTGTCACTTTAATACTACCGATTCTGATGGCTGTATTTCTCGTGATATTATAACTGATTATCTGACTATTTGCAGACTGTATCGTAATCGCAGCAATATTGGCTATGGTATTATTTAATAGTGTTACTGTTCTTGGTGTGAGATTACCTACGACAGATGTTAAAGTAGCCACATTGGCCGCTAGATTAGCTACGTTGGCTTCTAATGCAACTATTCCAATATTGATTAGCCCGATACTATATTCTGTTAAGATTTCAGTAACACCAGTAATAGGAGCACCTTCTGCTAAGGTGCCTTTACCAATGAATAATCGTTGTGTGTCTACACACCAACCAAATTCACCAGTTGACAGTGCTGGTAGATCTTCCTGATATCCGCTACGGACCTGTATTTGTGAGACTTGTATTACAGCCATGATTTTACCTTAGTTCTTTATCTAGTATTTATGCTAACTTATAATACTGCTCAACTCTGTCGAACCAGCGATCCATCCAGATCGTCCATTCGTTACCACTTACTGTCCACGTTTGGAATTCGGGCGTAGCAAAGGTATTGTCTTCTAGGAGTTTAGGTGCTACTGCCATTAGGATCACACCCTGTTTAATGTCTGTGCCATGAACTTCATTATGTGCGGCAGCATAGGCACATAATTGTAGGAAATAGTCTTCAATCCACTCGGTTTTCTTGGGTTTATTAGTCTGTTTGTAGTCTAAAATTGCTGGTTGGCCTTTGTATACACCACAGGCATCCGTTGTGCCTGCATAGAGTCCCGGAACGTATAAGGGCACTTCAATACCCCATACTTCATCTACGTGTTTAAGCCCGTGTTCGACGATCTGCTGTGCCATAGCCCAACTCTGTTGGCTATTTGGATTAGTGCCGGGTGTGCCCATTTCACGATTGTTACGCACATAGTCTTCTAACCATTTGTGCATACGTGTTCCGCGGCTAGCGGCTTCTGTGGTAATCTGTTGAGCTTGTTGTGTGCCTACACGTTTACGCCAATTTTCAAGCGCATCACGTTTTTCTTGTGGTTTAGTTTTATCTAAAATAGTAGTGACACTAGGAACACGTGACCCATCTGGCAGTGTATAAAGACGTTTACCTTCTACCGATTCACGATTAATAGGGGTATAGTTATATTTTTGAATAAGCATATTAATAGTATATAGCTTCTCTTTAATAAAGTAAATAGTTTATATGGAAAAAATTAATTTATTATTATCACACAATAATCGTAATAGTTTCAATAATTATTGGATAGTAAATATCCTACACAATTTTTTTAAAGTTATTTTCATCGAAGATGATCCAACATATGATAAGTCGAATACTGTTGTTATATATGGGGCAAATGGGCCAGACTGGGTCAGACCTTTTCAGGATCAAAATTATAAAATTATAACAGAACACTTATGGAACAGTGGTCCTGCTAACAGTTTAAACAATTCTATGCTACTTACTAATAAAAATTGGTTTTGGTACAGTGAATCTTTATACTATACTTCTATAGGACAACAAAAATATATTCCTAATAAAACATATAAAAAATTAGCTTTAATGCCATTATGGAATTACAGACCATATCGAGACCAATTGGTAAAGAGTCTAGCTGATTTATTAGACCACTTAGTTTACAGTTATGTTGATAAAGGCATAGTTTTACCCGATGATGAAGTTTTTAGTTCCTCCAGATACAATCATTTTAACCCAAGTTGGTATAATGATACATATTTTAGTATAGTTGCTGAAACAAGAGTTGACACAGAATATTTTTTCATATCCGAAAAAACATATAAACCATTGGCTTTCTATCACCCGTTTGTTATACTCGGTCAATCTGGAATACTACAACATCTACACGATAACGGATTTGAAACTTATGAAAATTTGTTTGATGAAACCTATGATGTTTCTTTAGATTTTAATGTTCGATTTGAAAAAGTCATATCTAATATTAAAAATTATAACAACATACCCTATGATAAAATAACACTAGATAAATTACAACATAACCATGATTTATTTTTTAATAGAGATATAATCATAGATCGATTAACTAAAGAAGTAATTAACCCAATTTTTGAATATTTTGAAACTAAACAGTAAAACTTTCTCCACAACCACAACGTGCTCGTTCGTTGGGATTAGAGAATTCAAAACCTTCGTTAAGTCCTTTTTTAGTATAGTCGATCTGCATGCCTTCTAAGTATACCAGATCTTTTTTATTAATAACGAGGGTAACACCGCGATCGTCTATTTCGAGATCACCTTCAAACGTTTTATCAGCGAATTCTAATACGTAAGCAAAGCCACTGCATCCACTGGTTCGTACCCCAATGCGCATACCAATTCCCTTGCCACGATTGTATAGGGCATCTTGCATTTTTTTGCTGGCATTTTCGGTAAGTGTTATCATTTCTTTTTGTTCTTTTCTATTATTCTATCCCATACCGTTTGTCGCTGTTCGTCTGTGAGTTCATACCATTCAAAAGCTTCATCTTGTGTGCGGAAACACCCGCTACACTCTCCGCCTATAAATTTGCATACCCCTATACAAGGACTATCAATGGGGTTGCGTTTCATTTTTCTTTCTGTAGTCTGCTATGGCTGATTTGATCGCATCTTCTGCAAGCACCGAGCAATGTATCTTGACGGGCGGTAACGCGAGTTCTTCTGCGATATGTGAGTTTTTGATGGTCTGAGCCTCATCCAG